TCCTGTTCCCAATCATAATTGTCAGTTCCTTGATAGACATTCTCATAGGTGTTATTCCATAGAGAATCAAATCCTATCAGGTTGACTTCCTGTGCTCCATCTAACAATGCCAATCCTATGGCAGTGGTTCCACATACCATATCTCGTAGGATCGGATCGTTAAACTTCACGATCGAGTTGGGTTCTTCAAAACATAGTATTTCCATAGTCCCTTGGAGTGAAGATCCCTGACTAAAGAAATGAGTTGAAGACTCGTTAAGATTATGTGTAGTTATATCACTGTGATGTGAGTCAAACCTTAACATCATCTTAAATTGTTCAAGAGCATCTATTGGAGTAGCATCCCAATCAGCGAATGCAACTTTATGCTCTTTGTAGTATCCAGAATTGATAATCTCGATTTGCATCGGGATATCCACTGCTACTAATGTGTCTGGTGAGAAATCTCTATAGAGTGCATTACACCCATAAGTATTCTCAAGTTTGGTAAGGTCAAATTGAGTCCTGCTAGGACCATTGCCTATAATGTGTGCTTTCATAAAAAACTGTTTTTGTTACTGTTGTTGCCCCATGGCAAGAATATACTCTAACCACTCTCTCATAGACCAATCTAGATTTGCTGTAATCATGTTATACTGTTTAGGATGTTTCATGATTCCAAAAGCAAAATGCCTGTTGATTAGATAAGGAGTGTATGGTTCTACTTGGTAGAATGCTTGAGTATTAGTTTCTGTATCTACATGTTCGTTGTCATTTAATTGTCTTTTGCTAAACAGACTGAGACGACCAACTGCTGCAGAAGAGTGTACCAATGTCACTTCTTCATCAAATAAGGCAAGAACCACCTTTTGATCTCTGTAAGGCATAGAATGCAATCTTCTGCCTTCCATTTTCTTAGCATCAAAGACTATGTCACCATGGTCTTTTTTGTTAATGCCAAAGTTAGTTTTCATCCATCTACCATATGAGTCTAGATTGCCATCAGCAATTCTCTCAAATGTTCGCTTCTGCATTTTCAATGCGAAATCGAATATGATAAGGTTTTGTCGTAGGTCGTTGTATTTGTTCATGTAAATATTTCTAATGCTATAGTTTTTAGTTTCTTATGATCACCTGATACAAATGCAGACAGTTTCTTTAACCTACCACTGTGTTCTTTCCACACAATGGTTTCTGCTATTTGCTTATCCCATACTTCAATGAACTTTGTCAACTCATTGAATAAGATGATCGATTCTGGCGATATTTTGTTTGCCAGATATTGTTTGAGTAGTACAGGATGTTGTCCATCCTTTACTTGTAACAACTCTTCTAATGTATATTTAGTTGCTAGAGAACTTAGTTCTTTTTGAAAATTGTATGTTAAACTCTGTTTTCTCTTTTTGTAGTTGCTGTATTGGGTTTCTGATTCATTACCAAGTAAATCCCCCACCCACTTGTCGGACACTGATAAGTTTGCGATAAGGAAATCACGCAACTCATGTCCGTGTTTTCTAGCAAGTTTCGCAAAGTGATACTTATCCTTTCTTTTAAGGAACGACTTGAGGTCTGCTTTGACTTGTCCATTGTACTTAACATAATCGTATGAATCTGAAGTGAAATGCAATTTGATGCCTAAGTAAAGACAGTATGCATCAAATCCTTCTCTGCTAGTCATACTTTACAGTTGTCCTCCACATTGTTCTTTCTCCTGCAAATTGATGATATGCACCTCGATGCATACATGCAGTGTTGTTAAAGATTAAACAATCACCCTCTTCCCAATCTACTTGCCATAACAAATCTTCATCATTCGTTAACAGCATAAAGATTTCATTTGCCAAGATGGCATTACTTTTATGGGGCAATACAGACACTGGAGAGATATACAATGTCTCTCTGTCAAGTATATGATTGTGTCTCAGCAGTGGATGTGATACTTCATCGGAATAGAAGAAGTTTATATCTTTTCCAAGAAATTGATGATGGTACTTATCATATGCGTTGACAAAGTCAACAAGCAAAGTGGAACCACCACCAAGTCTCGGATTAATAATATTGTATCCGTGGATATCGGCATCTCTATCTCTCTGAGTTGGTTTATAATTTTTTGCATACAAAATTCCAATATCTGGTAGATCAATCCTATGAGGAAAGTCTACATGCCAGTTCTTAAACCCACCGATTAATGCTCTCTTTGCTTTGTATTCATCACTCATGTCACCCAAACCAGACAATCCTATTTCAATGTCTTGTTCTTGGTCTAATCCAGCATAATCAAATATTGAGAATCCTGGCAGGTTGGTGTTTGCTAACACATTGCGTGATGTGGAACTTTGCTCTCTAAACTCAGACATTCTTGTAGAATTAGCAATACGACTTACTTCATGGACATGGTATTGATCATTATAACAATCTAAATCTATTTCACCAACAGATAAAGAAAAGTCATAGAACTCTTGTTCTGACAGATCCCCCAAATGTACCACGACAGCGAACTCAGTTTTCAAGTCCTGTCGTATCGAGTCTATGGAAGTTTTTTTGAGTTTCCTCATATAGGAAGTTTTCCTCTAGATTTTGCACCTTTTATTAGATTAAGATCTGATGCCTCTGCTTTAAGTCTATCCAGCAATGCATTGCTGAGTAATCTTTTTGCTGATTCGGGTTCTAGAGAATAATTTTCACACACTCCTAAGATAGCATCGATGACTTCTGCACCTTTACTAATCTTTGATTCAACTTGTTCAGAGAATTGTTTTTTTGAAAGTATCATAATTAGATCCATTATATAAGTAATGATGCTGTAAACATCAGCAACATTATAATTCCTAAGAAAGCAAATGCTAATGTTATTGCTACCATTAGAACAGCACTAGGAGTCAACTGTATATCGTTCACCTCAGTGCCAACTCCCAATAGGAGTTTTACTATCACCTTAAAAAATTTTGTCATTAAAATAAAACACTACCAGCATTGAACCAAAAGCAACTGCTTGTACAACTGCAGGTATTACAACAAAGTAAACCATTGCACTGAACTTGCCAGCACGGAAGAAATCTGTTTTCTCCCATTCGGAAACTTCTTCAGGTGAAGCATCCTTCGTAGCATTCAATGGCAAAGGCAATTGTTGTGCCATTATATCAAACTCACAGACCCTGTGGTTGCTGCGATTGAAAATCCAAACATGCCTATAAGCACGAGCAATCCTAAGTTGTCTTGTAGTTTTTCTAGTCTTCTTTTACTCATTGCTCATCCATTCATTAAGATGTATGGCACTGTTAGTGCTGCAAAAAGTAAACAGAAAACAAAATCACGATGTATGTTCTTTAACATTTCTCTCCAAAGTTATAAATTGAACCAATTCGCAACATATTTATAACTTATGAGAACCTATAAGTATCATTTATGAAACTTTTTCATTGTTTTTTTCGTAGAGATTGTAATACTGTGTTCTTACATCGACAAGTTTGGGAACCCAATGTTCAGGTTGGTCTACAAACAACTGTGAAGAACTATCTTCATCAACAGATACAATCGTCACAATGATCTTAGGCATCTCACCTGTCATTTCATAAACACACTGTGCGTATGCTGTTTCTTGTATTAAGTATCCTTCTATGTACTTGTGGGTCTTTTGTTTGTTTGATGTTTTGAAGTCGATAATTGCTAACTCACCTCTAAAGTATCCTACACAATCACAGCGACCTGCGATACGATACTTATCACTGTACATAGCAGATTCTATGGCAAGTGGTTCTATCTTATCTAATAGAGGCACTATAGATTTGAAGTTTGCTTGTTGTAAAGGATTGTCAAATTCGAACTCTTCTTTGCGTAGATACTTCTCACATAGAGTATGGAAAGATGTACCTCTTCGAGCAGCACGACTTGATATTTCGTTTGCTTTTTTCTCCCCAACTCTTTTCTTCCATGCTTTGATTTGCTTTCTGCTTAAGAGTCCTGTCACTGAAGTGACTGAGGGATATTTGTTGCCTTCGGGAGTGACATAATGTCTTTTCCCATCGATAGTTTGTGTCTTGAGATTAAACTCAGACAACTCTTCAAATGTCATCATAGTTATATTATACTTTATTAATCAAGTGATCGTAAGGTGGTTTTGAGATTTTCAAACTGTTGTTCGTTCCATCCCTCTTTATTTTTGTAGTGTTTCCATTTCCTTTTCACTAAAGGAACATCTTTACTTTCTTCAAACCCAAAGATAGGTTTTAATTGTTCTATGTACATACCTGTAGGATTGATACATCGTATCCCTACATAAATGAGTTGTGTATGAGTCTTTTCTATACCATGTGGAAGCGAAGACATGTAAGAAACCACTTCTCCTCTTTTAAAAAGATAATCTTCCCCATTG